TGCTAAAGATTCTCCAATGGCAGTACCAAGATTATTAAATGTATTTATTATGCTATTTTGAATAATATCATTTGCACTTGCGTTAAACTCTATTAATGCTTGATTAACAACTTTTAATTTTTCTTTTAATTTAGGAAAGGGAACTAAAGGAGTTTTATTTAATTGTGCCTCAGTTTTTTTATAATTTTCAAGGAATAAATCTAATTCATTAATACTTGATTGTGCTTTAAATTGAGGATCTCTAGTATTTTTTTCTGTTTTTTGTGTTTTTGCTTTACCAAAACTTGCAGCTGCTGGTTTAGCTAATTCTGCTTGAAATTGTTTTCTGCCATCTTGCAATGCTCTAATACCATCCTGATAAATAGATTGAAATGCTGCTGCAACCTGCTTATCGCCTCCCCCCTTTGATTGTAGTAATTTATCACCTTCAGCTTTTAAACGTGCTATTGCAGTACCAAAATCATTAGCACTTTTTGCTCCTGATAATGTTTTAGAAACTATATTATTAACTCCTTTTTCAACCGATTGAATAGCATTTACTTTTATATCTTTTGTTGATAATAAAGCGCCTAGAGCTGGTATGCCTGAAAGTTTACCAACCGATTTTGCTAAACCTTCAATAAATGTACCTTCAATTTTAAATTTAGATGCAATATTTAATTCTTTGTTAAATTCAGTTATTGAATTTACTGCCTCACTTATAATACTAATTACTGAACTAAATACTCCAGAGGTATTGCTACCAATGGAAACTAGCATCTGATCCCAACTATCACCTAAGTTTGAAATTTTTCCTGTTAAGGTTTCAGATATAACTGCCATAGATCCTGATACACCTTCAGCATCACCTAAAGATGTAACGTAGTTTCTTATAGCCTCAGATGATTTATCTACTGTGGTTTGAACGCCTTTAAAGGTAAATATCACCTTATCTCCAGCATCTTGGGCCCTAATTCCAAATTCTTTTAACCTTTCAAACTCGCCTGTTTGCGCATCTAATATTGCCTCAGCTAATTGATCAAATGATTTACCGGTACTAGAAGCTAAATCTCCTAGTCTCCGCATCTCATCGCCAGTAGGCTTAAATCCTTGGTTCGCTAATTTGACAAATGATGCAGTTAATTCTTGAACGCTAAATGGAGTTTTAGCAGCAAAATCTTCTATTTCTTTTAGCTTTAATTTTGCTAAAGCATCAGATCCTAAAGTATTGCCTAAAACTGCACCAAACTTTTCAAATTCAGCCGTAACCGCTAAAACCTCTTTACCGAAACTTGCAAAAGCACCAACACTAAATGCACCTGCCAAAGCAAGTCCTGCGCTTTTAAATGCACTACTGGCAGTAGAGGAAAAACCTTTTAAATTAGTTTCAGCAGAACTAGTAAATCCTTTTAATTTCTTTTCTGCTCCTTTTAGGTCTCTATCTAATTGCCCTAATGGTGCGCCAATAGGTATCTCAATTCCTTGCATTGTCCAGATATTTAATCATTGCTTTATTCATCTGTTCTTTTATTCTGTCCATATCTTTTATTTCATCATCTTGATAAATAAATGACATAAACTTTTTATAAGTCGGCATCCCCTTGTTTACATGCACTCTCATTCCATTCCATGTTGCCCAGCCTATCCGTTCCCATTCCTTTTTTTCTCTATTAAAAAAGCCTTGACATTTCAATATATATTGATTCCATGTCAAGGCGTAAAAATCATCAGGCATTAATCCCAGTTCACCAAAAGCAAATGTCAGCACATCTTTATTCCAATTTAACTTTCCGCTTTGCTTTTTTTTTGCTCAGTAACCTCTGTATTTAATCCTAATACTCTGAAAACTTCCTTTGAAACTATCACGATCAATTCGCCACCAGAACCTCCGGCATTATCAATCCATTCATGAACATCAAACTCAGTAAAATCAACAATTTCACCTTTCTTTAGTATTGGATAACTTGCCGCATGAAACATAAACATTCTCAAAAATGGCAATAGCTGCTTACCTAATATATCAGATAGATCAGAAACCGATGCATCAAAATGATTTAATGTCTGCTCTAAAGCATAATTGCCAAAGAAAAACTGCCTATCAACCTCGCCGATTTTATACGTTAAATGACCTTCCATAAAAATTAGTAACCAGGATAAGGATCAGTTTCAGTAATGTCACCATCGCCTAACAAAGTACCAGAGAAAGTAATGAACTCGCCTTCAGCACCTGTAATATCTAAAGCGCTAAAGTAAGCAGTACCATATTGAGCAGCAAAATTAGGATCTTCAGCACCATTAGCTAATAACAAAGCTATTTGGTACTCAGTCAAAGTCTTTGCTCTAGCAATATTTTTAATCGTATCCCATGATGCTTTTGCAGTATCACCACCTGCACCGACTGTATCTGTAAAAACTCCCTCAAAAGGAATCTCATAAGAATAAGTAGTTGGTTTGCGCCTGGTCACTCCGGGATCGCATTTAGTAACTGTTTCAGCAAAATCCCATGATTCGCTGATGCCGTTTGAAGTTAAACATGCTACTGGTTTCCACGCGCCACCTGTGCGAATGTAGAGCATGAATAAGCTGCCTGAATAAAATGTTTCTGCTGCCATAATTAATTAATATTTAATTTGTGTTGAAAAGTTAAAATGTATTGAAATATGTTTTCTGTTTCTGTTTCTAAAATTACCTCATTTGTTAATAGTTGCAAGGTTTCAACATTTATAAAGTTACTTAAAGTTAAGTTAGTAACTTGTATTCTGCTTTGAATTTCCTCACCAATAACCATTGCAAAACTCAAATCGCCTGTTCCATTAGGATATTTGGTTACTATCTGCACGTTAATTGTGCAAAGATACCAATATCCGCACTTTGTTTGTTCTTGCAATCTTGTTTGGCTAGATAATATTACATATTTTGCCGGAACATTCTTTAAAGGCGCTGATTTACTATATACTGGAATAGTAACACCACCGACTATTAAATTGGCTAGTGTACTTTTGTATGCATTTAGTATTGATAAATTAGCATCCTTCATTTGTCAAATGTAATTATTTTTTTGCATTATATTTTCTTGTTTCAGATTGCAATACTTTTCTTAATTCTTTTGGGTATTGCTGAATACCTTCAAGATAGCTAGGAATAAAAAAAGGCTTGGCGCCATAATTTCTCCTTCTAATTCCTCTGCCTTTAAAAGGTGCAGCCAAATCTTTAAAACCTTTAGGTATATCTACACCGCTGCCAGTACCAAATTCAACATAAGCTGCATAAGGTGCATTAGCAAAAAAAAATGATCTATTTACATTTAATGTAGCAGTTGTTTTGCCTATTGATTGTCTTAATTGACCTAAATCAACAACTACTCTTAACTTAGCCTTAGTAACCATGCCCTCGGCGGTTTCATTAGTCACCGCAACCGCTACCCTACTAGCATCTTTGCCAAAAGAATCAATCTGAGATAGTAGTCTAGAAATGTTTATTTTAGAAGCCATTATTATCATCCGTAACCGATGCCAAAATCTCATAAAATCTAAATGTATCATCTACATTCCTGATTGAATGTATCGTAAAAAAATTCAATTCATAAAGAATTCGCATGTCCTTAGTAGGTGCAAAGTCTTTTCTAATACGAATAGTAAATCTAAATACTTGATTTATTACCTGCTCTTGGGCCTGTAATTGTCTATTGCCATCATACGGCTTTATATTTGCCCATGTGGCTAATACTGGCACAAAGGTAATATCATAATCCTGATAGGCATTTTCTACCGATTCGAATGTGCCAAATGTAATGCGCTTATCTAATTTGCCTGGATTCATTAGAATAGAGTTATGCGTCTATAAGGAGATAGTAACAAAGTTGCAATCGTAGGCATTCCTACAACTGGATTATCTCTGTTCTCATAATAAAAAGCTATCATTTCTTTAATGGCAGTTTCAATATCGTCTGGACAATCTGATCCGCCCTCATAATTCCATCCGTAACCAGCTACAAAGTTAACTGTATTAAATCCAGGCGCACCGGATATTACCTCTGTATAGCCTTGCGTTTCTATGGTTTCAAATGATACAAGATTGACATCCGGATCTACAACAGTCTCAATCGAAATCAAAGGATACTCATATATTTTTACTGCACCAGAAACAGGCGTAATTAAACTCATTTGCCTTTGCCATAATACCTGCAAAGTAAACTGCTCAGCTTGATTTACCGCAGATTTTATCAATGATGTAATTAATCCATCTTCTATTGTATAGTCTAGGTCTAGTCTCAGATACATCTTTGCATCGGCTAGGCTCACTACATTTAACTGGTCCATTCTCTTTAGGTTTAAAAGGTTGTTTTAGATACTCTTTTTTTTCCATTATAATAATGCTAAATTACATATTTTATTTAACCAATTTTCAAACTTAGGCAATTCCTTAGTTGGATCTAATTCTTTTGCTCTTTCTAAAGGAGTTTTCTTAGTCTGTATGGTATCAATATTAGTAATCGCATCTATCCATGCATCTATATCGTTTCTGTTGACAAATATCCCTGCATCTGAGACACTATCTCTAAATCCTAGTATATCAGAACATATTACAGGAATATTGCAACACAAGGCTTCTATTTGAGCCATTCCGTAACTCTCATACTCACTAGGTGCAATTAGAACCTTTGTCATTGCTAGATACTTGCGCACATCATCTACCAATGGCACATATTTTATA